CGATTCGGGATAAACAGCTCCGGGCCATCCTCGCCAACCATCGACGCCTGGCCGCGCTCCAGCGGGCCGCCGAACTGGCGCATGGTGAGTGATCCGCCAGCGACCGCATTCGACTGATTGAACAGCCGGGCGACCAAATCGTCCATATTAAAGTCGGTCACATTGAATCGAATCGTCAGCAGCCGGCTCAATAGGTATTCGTAAATCATCTCGGCGAATCCCGAGCCGATACCGTCAAGACCTGACGCCAGCTCGCGCGCTTGCTCCAGGCTTGCATTGCCTGGAAGGATCGCCCCCATAATTGTCGGGATGATTTCATCCTCGAGCATATCGACGCCGCCCTGGCGTCTCGGCTTCGTTCGCCTGTATAGCCTGCCACCGACTCCGATGTTTTCCGATAGCTGGCGCAGCGCCTCGCCGAAGCTCGCCTGCATGTAATCGGTTCCGCTTCGTCTGACCCTGTTGATCTGCCTGGATGCCGACTCTCCGCCAAACAAAGACCCGAATATCTTGTCGAAAATACTGTATATGGTGAAGGCGCCAGGATCGAACACCATGCCGCCGCCCTGGAATCCAGGCATCTTCCCAGCGTTGAGCTGCTCGAAGAACCCGGCGCCGAACTTACTGACCGAAGATTGTCGAATCACAAACTCACCAGGCGACAATCGCGCGAGCACCTTGTCCTCTTTAGGACCGCCAGAACCGCGAACACGACCGCCGGAATCGAAGCCGTCAATCGGTCCGCCGTCACGAATACCTGGAATCAGATTCTTCAGGAAATTGATGCCGACCGATGCTATTGCGGCAGCGGCAATATCTGCCAGCACCTGGAGTATCGCCGTTTTAAAAAGACCAAACTTAGTTTCCGCGCCAGTGAAAAAAGTGCCTAGCGCCGTTGTCAGGCTAGTGAGGGCGCCACCAAAACCGCCAAGAGCGGAGTCCTCACCAGTAAATAAATTTTTAATAGCATCACCAAAATCCGTTACGGGGGTAGTGCTGAAACAGCCATCGATGGCGCCCTTGATCCCGCCTTGCCCGGCGCCGACGAACTTCTCGATCAGCTCGCCGAATACCGGGCTCTCGTTGAGAGCTTCCATTTTTCCCAAGAACTGCCCGACGCCAGTGTCGTCAAATGCGTCCTTGATCGCCTTCTGGAGCGGAGTGAGCTGCTCCTCGCGCAGCTCCTTCAGCTCATCCTTGACGTCGGCGGTCGCGCGTCGATATTGCTCGGTCGATATCTGACCTTTTCGCAGCATCTCGTCGTAATCCTTGAGCGCCTGCTCCGCCTCGGATATCTCGCGCTCGACTCGAGTCGCTTCGTCGTAGAGCTTTTTCTGCTCGCTGGTCATGCCAGCGGTCGCGTCAGTTGCTTCCTTCAGCTCCTTCGTCAGCTCTTTCAGGCGCTTTTCTGTCGCGGTGAATACGGTCGTATTCTCGAGCCCCGCGTCCGCCAGCTCCTTCAAGCTCGCCTCGAGCAGTGCTTGCTCGTCAATCAAGTCCTGGGCTTTGTCCTTGACCCCGGTGTACTGCTTAGACAGCTCCGCCATCTCGCGACGGAACTGCTCCGAGCTTGTCTCGCCATCCTCGAATCGCTTTTTCAGAATCGCGACCTGGGCAGCGTAGTCCTCGAGGTCTTTTTTCGGCTTCAGTGCCTTCTCTCTTAGCTTCTCGAGCGCGACCCGGAACTCATTGGTTCGCAGCGTTGCGTCAATTTCTTCGTCGGCGATTTTGTCGACGCCTTTCGCGAAGGCCGGCAATTCCCTCTTGCTCGCGGTTACTGTGACGTATTGCAGCTCCTCCACCGCCTCGGTGAACCCGTCCGTCTTATCGGCAACGTCGTCGGTGTCGTCCTCGAGAATCCCGAATCGCTTGCCGAGCTTTTTCAGGTCGTCCGCGAAATACGTCGCAGCAGCTCCGGCAGCGCCGATCACTACGGCAATCGGTCCGAGCGCCGTCGTTAGCGCCAGGGCTGCAAGTCTCACCAGACCGAGCGCCTTCGCGAGCTGCGCGAGACCGACCGCGAACTGGAGAACCTTGACCCCAGCGATTGCCATCGCGAAATACTTGAGACCCTTTGTGATCGTGTCGATATTGGTGAGCAGGTAATCCAGACCCTTCAGCAGTCCTTGCGTCATCGGCTTAATCAGTGCCGCCAGCTTATCGGCGACGTCCTGCATGACCGGGATCGAATCCCCGAGCCCGTCGATCATTGCCACTTGAACCTGGCGCTGCATCAGATCCAGGCTATCGTTGAATTCCTCAATCGCCGGCAGTGAGTTGTTGTCGATCTCGAGCCCCAGCTCGCGCATTCTGCGTTCGGTCTCCTCGAGCGGCTCCCGGCCTCCCTCGAGCATATTGACCATCGAGGCGCCTTCGCTATCGAATAGCTTGAACGCCAAGCGCAAACGATCCGCCGGATTCTGGACGCCAGCGAATGCGTCGGCCAGTACCTTCATGCGTTCCGCGAGCGGTAGATTCTGGATTTCTCGGGCATTAACGCCCAGCTCGATCAGGGCATTTTTTGCTTCGCCCGTTCCCTGGGCAGCTTCCGCCGTCCGGCGCACAAATCGCTGGAGCGCCATGTTCGCGGTGTCGGTAGATATCCCGGCGAGATTCGCCTGGGTTTGGAATTTGAACAGCTCGCTCGCAGTAACGCCGAGCTTTCTGGATGTCTTGCCCAATGCGTCGGCAGTTTGCAGCGCATTCCGGGCCATTAGCCCGAAACCGGCTGCGCCGGCTGCGGCGCCCAGGGCAGCGGTCATGCCGCCCAGGGACCGCTGGATATTGCCGATGGCCTTACCCGCTTGGTTTAGGTTGCGATTTAGAGACGAAATGGCTTTGTTGGTTAGGTCTTGCCCCTCGAATCTGATCTTGACGACTTGACCGGCTGCCATTCATTGCCTCTTTTCGTTGTTTCTCTGCTTCCTCCGCTTGTATCTGGAAGAACAGCGACCACTCTGTGAATTCCTCGACGGTCATTTCATCCTCGAGCTGAGCCATGGTCATGCCCAGCTTCTCCGCCAGAATGAAACGGAACTTTCTATCCGCCGATTCCCTTAGTTTTTTTCAAGCGCCTCCGCATCGGTTGCCATGATTTCGTTCGCAATCCTTGCGACCACATTGGCATCGACATCCTGGCGGAGAGCAGTCTTGTCCTCGATAGTGAACAATTTGTCTCCGTTATCGTCGACCAGCTTCATAATCAGCAGCTCCGCCAGCGTATCCGCATGGCTTTGCTTCTCGGTCAGATATTGAAGTCGACCCTGATCCTTGAGAGTGAAGGGCGACGAATAAGCCAACAGCGGCCCATCCTCGTCGCCCCACTCCGGGATTTCGATACACTTCAGCGGTTTCGACTTGAAATGCTCGGTCGCCCGCTGAATGACGGGCGACCTGCCTTTCGCGGCCATTAAGAGACGGTGCCTTCAGTGAGTGCGCCGTCACCCTGGAGAGACAAGGATGCCTCGACCAGACCGTCGAATGAGCTGCTGATCGAGCGACCCGTGACAATAGCCGCTCCACTGAGCTGGTGGTCGCCGGTAGTGTTACCCTCGACCTGCAAACTAACAGTCACCTCGCTGCCCACCGTCAAGGCGCCCTGTCCGCTGGTGTCGGTGTCATCGAAAAACACGTCGACGGTTCCGCTCCAGCTTTTCAGGGATGTCTCGAATGTGCGATATGTGTCGCCCATTGCAGTGCTCTCGATGGTGTCCATCGTTTCGTCTACGCTGAACGATCTGATTTCGGCGATCGCGCTACTGCCTACCAGCACGGTCCCGTCGTTGCCTTTCAATGTTGCCATTTAATTTGCCTCCTCGGCTTTTGCTGGTGCGTGATCTTTCGATTTCGCTTTCGGCTTTGTGGCTGGTTCAGTCGTCCAGCCGTTCATTATGAGCCGACCCGCGTCCAGCTCATAAACCTTTATCGGGTCGCCGCCACCTGGGGGCCACACCTGAATTCGTTTTGCCATCGTCTTGCTCTCCTTTATGCAGCGGTTCCGACGTCGTTTTCGACGGTAACATATTCGACCTCGATGCTGATCTTTCCGTTCGCGATAGGCTGATCGCCATCGCCAGAAAAATCCGCCTCGAAGCCAGTGACCCGCGTATCTTTTGCGAGTCCGCCTCGAGTCAAATCCGTTGCGAGTGCTTCCTCGATTTCCTCGCTGATTGTATCGAGAACGTTGTCAAAATTCGATACCCCGCGCGCATAACAGTCGACCGTGACCGTCAGGGTCCGCACCTGAGTCCTGGGCGCCCTTATCGTCTGCACCTCAATCTCTTCGCTGTCGGTGTAGATCGCCAGGCCGGGGAGCTTGCTGCTCTCCAGGGGATACACGCGCGTTCTGAATACGTTGCTGCCGGTAGTCGTCAGCCCGGTCAACGTCGTCACGATATCGTCGCGGATTTGCTTCCGAACGTGCGCCATTTATTGCTTCTCGAGCTGGAGCATTGTGACGCCGGTCCCGTCGTTCATTACGACCCGGATCACATAGCTTGTGGAATTAACGGTCAGCGCATCGCCATCGGCTGCTGCCGAGACGTCGCTGGTTTTGCATTGAAAAACGGGGGCGCTCGATGAGACCGGGACAAATCCGCCGACCTCGATGGGCTCATATTCGTCGTCGAATATCCCCTTGATATCTGTGGCGCTGCCGCCTGCTGGCGTATATGACGCCGTGACAGCGAAATCGTCGGTATCAAAAAATACCGCGCGCTCGGTGTCAGTCTCGACGGCCACTTACTTCGCCGCCTTCTTCCTGGTTGCTTTAGGCTTCGCCGCGCGCTTGTCCGCGTCGACTTCGTTCGCCTCGGTCCAGGCTACCGCCCGACCGCGAGAAATCAGCCAATGGCCGTCGACGTCGCTCACCTCGAGCGCCCTGCCGGCTTCCTGGTGCTCGCCTTCCCAGGCGATTGAACTCAATAATTTAACTTTCATCTGAACCTCGAAAAAATGGCGCCCCGTAGGGCGCCGTGGTTTGCGTCTTAGGTAGTGACGTCCAAGATAGCCGCGAAGCTCTCCGCGTGACGGACCGCAACATCGATATCCTGGTACATAGCGATTCGAGTCGCGCCGGTGCTTGATCCAGTGTAAGGATCGACCAGAACGTCGAGACCGCCGAACATACCGATCATCAGATCGTTGAAGTTTCCGAAGATCACCGCAGAACAAACGCCAGAGCTTGTGCCCTTCGTCAAGTCAGACGGCACAAGCGTAGAGCTTGCGACGTTGTACCCGAGCAGCGTATTGGTGTCGTTCAAGATAAAGTTGCCTTCAACACCTGATGCCTGGCGGCCAGTTTGACGCATAGCGCCGACGACCTTGGGGTTCGTCAGGTATGCGAGGCTTCCAGACAGAGCGTTGTCGATTGCGACTTCCTTCTCGAGATCAACCAGCTTCGCGTATGTGATCGCTCCGCCGTTGGTTCCCATAGCAACCGAACCGATGCCGCTGGTTCCGGTGATGCCAGTGGGCTCATTAGAGCCGCCGCCTTCGATAGCCACTTCGTCGATCTTCGCCGCGAACTGGCGGGTCAGATCGTCGCGGATAACCTGCTCGACGCTAGGATCAGACTGCATAGACAGCTTGCGAGAGATGTCTACATACTGAACCAGAGTCTTGGGTGACATCGTTACCTGGCGGAACGTCGGAGCACCTTCAGAACCGGGAGCTGCGTTTTCAGCAACAAACCCGACTGCGGTTTTCGCGTTCAGCGCAGGAATGGCGACGTCGCCTTTCAAGCCCTGCATCATGCGAGCGCCCAGGCCAGAGATCACCAGGTTCGCGCGCAGCGCGTCGATGAACTCACCGCCCAGGTGATCGGTTGGCTTCAAAAATCCGCCGTTAGCGTCAGTGCCAGCAACCAGGTCACGCTTGAAGATGCTTTGCGGAACGTAGAAGCCGCGAGGCTCCTTGCCGTAGCGCTTGGCAAGCTCTTCAGATACTTCGCGCTCGAAGCCGTCAAAACGGCCAGTTTGCGCGGAGCGGATAGCGTTGATCAGGCTATATTGACGCTCTTCTTTTGGCGTCAGCTCAACATCAGCAACGTCCAGCGGCTTGTCGGCAATCTTGTCCAACAAAGCGCCGCGGAACTGCGCGAGCGTCATGCCCTGGCGAATAGCGTCGTCAGCGAATGATCGCTGGTTGTGCTTGGCAGCAAGGCCCAGCATTTCGTTCACTTCCTTGGATCGTTCGGCAGCGGCTTCCGCGCGTACCTGATCCAAATCGATGGGGTTTTCCTGTTCCATGATTGGAACCTCCTTTTCGATGGGTTTAATGGTAGCGGTGTCGGATACCTCGACCGAACGCCCCACGCCGACGGACGGGTCGGCGGGAAGTGAAACGATAGAGACCTCCATGATTTCGGCATCGATTACTCGGAACAAATCCTGCTCGGTTTTATCCCTTTCCATTCGCCGAACTTTGTACCCGATGGAGACATTCGAGCGAATGCCGTCGAGCACGTCCTGATATACCTCGCTGGCAAGCGCGCCCCTTCCGAAACGCACGGTCGCCCGGAGACGCCGAGCCGATCCATCGAGATTTACAGATTCAATGACCCCGATTTGTCGCTCGGGGTCGTGATCCAGCAGCAGCGGAGCGTTGCCAGATCGCAAAAATTTAAGGTCGAGCGTTTGCTCGCTGTGAACGATAAGCTCGCGACCGAATGACCGCTCGACTTCCATTTCGCTCGAGACGGACATATCGACGCGCCGATCATCCTTTTCCTCAATATCGGCGTCGATCATCCGATGGAATACTTCCGACTTAGAGAGTCGCTCCTCGTCGTAATCGCCGCCAGATTCCTCGATCTCGGGCTCGTCTGCCTCTTCCTCGGGCATAGACTTGCCGAACGTGATGATGATCTCGTCGTCCGTCTCGACGACGTTTTTGATATGTCGCTCTTCCACTGCGCCATCTCCTGATTCGTTCATTTCCTGAGTATACTCCGCCGCCTTCTCGCTTTCATCATCTGACGCCAGCGGATGGCCGTCCGGGAATAGATCGGTGTCGTGCTTGCCGCCCTGGAATCGGTCGTTCTTCATTGCAAATAGAAACGAATTCACCCTGGCATATCCCCACTGCTCCGGGGAACCGACGCCAGGGCGAACCGAGCCGGGGTTTGTCTTATAGGCGCCAATGCCGCGCTCCATTACTTTCCGCAGCATCCCGAGCGTCACTCGCCGCAGCGGATCGTCGCCGACTTCCTCATTGTGCTCGTCGCGCTTGTTCTCGAGCGCAGTCTCCACATCATCGGAGAGCTGGCGATCCTCATCTTCGTCATGGTGCGCGCGGTCGTCGTCTTTTTTGCCCTCGAGCTTTTTAATCAGCTCCAGGATCGCATCCTTCATGCCTTGCTCGCCCAGGGTGCCGATGACGCCCCACTTCATTTGCGCGACGACGCCGGCGACGTTGCTTTTGTTCGGCTCTTCGCTCGATAGATGGGCGCCATCCTCAAAATGACGCGCTGCCCAGGCTTCTCGCTCCTTGATCCAATCCAGAACCGAATCGGCTTCGTCGCCATCCCGCGCGCGTCCCCATAACCGGAATGCGTCATTGCCCCGGATGTTCCCACCCAGCGCCCATATCTCGGAGTTGAACTCCTTGATGTTCTCCGCGAAATCCCTGCTGAACTGCGGATATTCTGAGTTTCGCAGCGAAACCTTCAGATCGTCACCCTTCTGCGGGAAGTCAGTCGCCATCGGATTCCTCCGTCATCGCGTCGAACGATTCGCCGGTCATCAGATTGATTTTTCCGGGACCGTAGGGCGACTGTCCGCCACCGAACGGCTCGAACGCCAGCTTGAGACCGAACTGCTCGGCGAGCTGCTTGTCTCTGGCGATTTGCGCGAATACTTCCTCGACATCGCGACCATATACGTTCGCGACATCCTGCATCGAGATCAGTCCATTCGTTAGTGCGACGACGTGAGCGGTGATCTCTCGCTGCGGATCGACCCAGGCAAATCCGCGCGGTCGGAACTGCGACGCGCTGGCGAATTTGTCGAACTTGTCGATGGGCAAATTGACCGAGCCAATCGTGAACGCATTAATCAGCCACTTCTCATAGATCGGCATGACAAAATGGGTTATCAGATAGCTCTGAATCATTTTGTAAAAATCGCGGTCCTCGATGCTGCCCTGGCGGATGCTCGAGTAGCTGGTCTGCGTCAGATCATTCGCCAGTGAGTGATAGGAAACGCCGAGACCCGACGCGATGCCGCGAAGGATCGATTTCTCAAAATCACCGAACGCGCTGGTCGGATGCGACGGGTCCCAGGGCTGGAATTCCACATCCCTGGGGAGCTGGAAGAATGAGCCCGGCTCGGCGTCCGTAATCGGGACGATATTGTCCTCGAGGTCGTCGCCCATGAAACCCTCGCCGGACCTCGAGACGAAAAAGCCCATTTTGCTCGCAGCAGTCCGGGCAGCGACTAGCTCCGCCTCGCGATAACCGTGCAGCATCTTCAGCGATGTCAGCGCGGTCGACATCCAGGGGACGCCGCGAGTCTGCTGCGCTCGATCCGGTAGATACAAGTGCAACACATTCTCGGCGTCGACCCTTTGAGTCCGCCGGTCGTACTGGTGGAATTGGTAGTCGCCGGGATGCTCGGTGAGCATATGGTAAGCGACCGGGCGCCGGTATTGATCGAACTCGACGCCCATCCTGATCTCGTTACCATTCGGGGCGCGCTCGTTCTTCTCCTCATCGATCAGATCGGGCTCCAGGAACTCGAGCGCGAATCGGTCCTGGTTGCCGTCATAGTTGACGATTCGGACTAGCGCCTCGCCGTCTCGAGCCATAGACTCGACGACCATTGCCTGGGCATCGGCGAACGATAGCCGCCCGTCGACCGTGCAGCTCCCGACCTTCGACCATCTTTTCCATTCCTGCTCGATGATAGTGTTGCCGATGGTATCGAGACTGCCGTCGACATTCGTCGCCTTTACCTGGAGCGAAGCTCCGCGCTCTCCGACGACGTTAGTTTTTACCAGGTGAAGATATCGCCGGGCGTATTCGTTATTCCTGGCAAGCTCTCGGCAGCGATTCCGCAGCGTTTTCAGAGAATAGCGCAGCTCGGAATCCGCCGAGCGCTGCGATGTCACAAAATCAGAAAACAGCCGCCCGGTCGCAGCGCCATCGAATCCGCGCTTTTTTGCGACCGGCTTCGGCTTGCGTCGGAATATATCGAGCATTCCCATCAGATAAACCTCACCTTGACCGTCGACGCTGTTTTGCGCCCGAGATGAATTTGCTCGTGTCGCTTCAACGCCAGAACTTCGGAGTTGTAATAATCGCGCCACTTCAGCAGCTCATCGATGGACAGCTTGGTCAGGCTGCGGCCTTGAATTGAATAATTTGAAACGTCGGAATCAGCGCGACCCTCGAGCAGCGACTCGATTTTCGTCAGCATTTTCTCCGCGTGAATCCTGGGGTCGGCGTTGTTCGCGTCCAGGTCGACCAGAATGTCGAACGCCCCGCGATCCACGACGATGCGATTGCTGTCCGAATTTCTGACGATCTCGAGCTGCCAGTGATAATACCCGGCGTTATATCCCGCAGTCGTCGACGAATCCGCCGTGAATAGGTAAGCCCCGCCACTCGCGGTCCCGGCGATTTGTATTTCGCTGGCGCCGCCGCCGGTCACTCTGGCGATATATGTCGCAGTGTAGTCGTCGGTCGGATAGTCAGTTGTGAGGTCGGAACGCTTCCATTGAACATAGTCCCCGACGATGAAATTGAGCGGTTCCCCTTCCGGGGCGCTCGCGGCGTCGAATAGGTTTGCCAATTCCTACCTCCAGTTGTTAACGAATCCGCCCGATTTTCGATTCGCTTGCCGCTTCCTGGGCTCGGCTTTTTGGCCGTCCCCCTGGGGTCGCTGCTCCGCGATTTTATCCGCCAGTATATTGATATTGATGCCCGAAATATACAGCGCTGCCATAGCATAACACCGAACGTCAAGCGCTTCATTCCTTCGCCGCTTTTTGACCCATTGCCGCTTGGCATGGCCGCGAACGTATCGCGTCACAAGTTGCTCCGCCGTGAGCTGCAAGAAATACTCGGAATCTCGATTATTCGGGAAGTGACAGTATCCAGGACCGGGGTCGGTAATCCGCAGCCGCCCGTAAACCAGCTCCTTCGCAGTATCGGCGCCCAGGGGATAAAGCCGCACCTTGCCGATGTTGTTTTTGCTAGGGCGCCCGACCAGGGGGCGACCCTCACCGCCGACGCCCTTGATACCGAACACCCGGCGCGATTCGCGCGATTTGATATATCGATATGTCGCCTGGGTATGGTGTCCGCCGGTATCGATGCAAGTCGCGCGAACTGGCAGCTCTCGACCGTCCGCCGTTTCATAGCTGGCAAACAAAACGGCATCGAGGTCCGCCCACACCTGGGGACCGCTGGGATCGCCGGGCAAAACCATATAGTCCAGGCTCCAGGTCTCTTCGTCTCGCCCGACGCCCACCAGCTCCAGCTCGAGACGGTCGTCCTGGACGTCGACCCCGGCGACGACCGCCACGACCTCCGCCGGCCAGGTGTCGCCCCAATCCTCCGCGCGATCCTCGAGCATATCCTGGTCGACGCTATCGCCGGCCTCTTCCCAGGTTTCCGCCAGGGAAACGTTCACAAAGGTCTGGAGATCGCCGCTGCGCTTTTTCTCGAGAAACGATTGCGCGATATCACCGAGCTTTCTGAAACAAGAATAAAGCTCGTTCAAGTGATAGCTGGCATGACCTCGGAACTCCCTGGCGCCACGCCACTCGCCGCGCCTGATTGCAGCGATGCGCTCGCCATCGCCCCACATAACGCCGCAGCCATTGCAGGCATATTTCGCGGTTTGTGGCTGATCTTCGTCCCATATCACATTCGACCAGACCAGTTTTTGACGGTGATCGCAGCTCGGGCAGGGCACATAAAAGTGTCGCTGGTCGCCCTGGATATAGGCGTCCTCGATCCAGCTCGCGTTTTTGATTGTCGGGGTGCTGATCTCGAGCAGCTTCCGCCGGTCACCGAACGTCGCTGCGCGCTGCCACAATAGTGAGACCGGGTGCCCTTCCTGGCTTTTGTCATAGCCGTCAGTCTCGTCGCAAACGATGAACGGCGCCGAACGTCCGCGCATGGTCTTGGGTGAACCCGACCAGGAAAACATCAGGAACCCGCCGGGGTAGCTCTTCATGCGCTGATTGTTGACGCCCTCGCGACCTCGGGGCTTTGCAATGAGCCCCTGGAGCTGGTCATTGCTATCCACCAGCGGATTGAATTTCGTCTCGAGCCAGGTCGAGAGATCGCCCTGGGATGGCTGCATCATTATTTGGCTTTGCGGGTCTTGCCCGATCTTGAACGCCTGGGCGCATAGCGCGAGCATCGTTTTGCCCACCTGGGCGCTCCACATCAGCGTGATCCGCTGGCATTCCGGGTTCGCGGTCATATCCAGCGGCTCGCGCTGGTAGGGCGCGTGATCGAACCGGATCAAGCCAGGGACCGCGTTACCAATCGGAACCCGGACGTTCTGCTCCGCCCATTCGCTCGGCTTCAGATTCGGCGGGGGCTTTAGGTGACGCGCTGCGGAGCGGATCGTTCGCCGCAGTCCGTCGAAATTGCTGAACTCACTCGTCATCGTCGTCGGGCTCCAGGTCGAAGTCGCCGAGCGACTCGAGCGCCTGGTCGATCTCTTTCAGAATGACCGCCTTGATCCGCGTCTCGCTTTCTTCGCCCAGGATAGCGGTCGCAACCCGGCTCGGGACCGAGCGGATGTTTGTCTTAACTTCCGCAAACGTATTCGAGAGCGCGCGCTCGAGCTGCGCCAGGGGAACGACCTCGCCCTGGGCTCGCGATAGCTCCAGCTCGACTTTCGCCGTCTCCGCTGCGAGCTTGCGGCGCTTCAGCTCGCGCTCGTCTGCTTGTTCACCGCCGGCAGCGGATTCCTTCGCGCGTCGCTCGAGCCAGGCAGAAACCTCCGCCGTGTTGATTTGCCACGCCTTACCTCGACTGCCGCGCTGCGCGACCGGCATCCCGCGCTTGATCCAGGCGTCGACCGTAGTGTGCGAGATGCCGAACAGGTCAGCGATCTCCTGACGTGTTACGTTTTTTCCCCTAGTTGTTACCGGCATTCACACTTCCTGTTTCTTTTGGTAACACATTCATTATTCTCAATCTGAAAATTTGTTGCAGAATGCAAACACCGCGCTCGCGAATCACC